CTTCGGGACCGATGATGTTGTCGTAGAGGTCTACGATGCTTCCACGAAGGAAACTGTCATTTGTGACGTTGATCGAACAAGCACGAATGCGGTCACGTTGACGTTCTCTACAGCCCCTGACACTGACTCTCTCCGAGTGGTTGTTATTGGCTGATAAGATGTCACGGGGAAATACTCGTGGCGCTACTGCGGGTCCAGACGACAGTTGGGATCAGTAGTTACTCCGCCGTGCAGGCAGGAAATACCCGACAGGGGGCGGAACTGGTTGTAGAACTGGTTCCGCCTCTTGTGTTATAATAGAGTTGTGAGCTTTATGACTGTGATGTGGAAGGGCGGTTGGTGCCGTGGCTAAAAGTTTTAAGACTGGTCTTACTGCTGACGGTACCGTTTCAGCAACTGCTTTAGAAGTTACTGGCGAGTTTACGCTTCCCACTGCTGACGGTTCTTTAGATCAGGTTTTGGTAACGAATGGTTCTGGTACGGTTACGTGGCAGGATCAGTCTGGCGGTGGTGGTGGCACAACTATTCCTGCGGGTACTGTAGTCATGTATGGTGGCGGTACGGCACCTTCGGGTTGGTTGGTGTGTGACGGCTCTGCTGTTTCTCGAACAACCTATTCTAGCTTGTTTACGGCGATCAGTACCCGTTATGGTACGGGTGATGGCTCTACCACGTTTAATCTTCCTGGGACTTCGGCGCTTGTTCCTGTTGGTATTGCTGCGAGCGGTAATGCTGATGGTACTACGGTTAGTGGTTCGTCTACGTTGAACGCTTTGGCTTTGGGGGATCAGTCAGCGGATCATGCTCATACGATTACTTCTAACGCAGGTGATCAGTCTGCTGACCACTCTCATACGATTACTGTAGCTAACGCTAACGCCAACCATTCGCATACGATCACGGTTGCTAACGCTAACGCTAACCACTCGCATACGATTACGGTTGCTAACGCTAATGCTAATCATAGCCATTCTTGGTCGAAGAACTTTAACACGACAAACCAGAACGCTTCTCATACGCACGGTTATTTTAAGACTAACAACAGCAACGTTGATGCCAACACAAATAACCAGAATGCTTCGCACTCTCACAACTTCAACTCTGGTACTGTGAACACGAACGCTGCGAACGCTGGCCACTCCCACAACGCTAACTCAGCCGCTGCTAACGCTGGACACTCTCACGATGCTAACTCAGCCGCCGCTAACGCCAATCATAGCCATAACGCCAGCTCAGGCAACAATTCCGCTAACCATAACCATACGATTACGTCAAACGCTGGTAACCAGTCTGCCAACCACAATCACGCATTGACATCTTCAACAGTTTCAACTACTATAAACGTAGAACCGTTCCTGTTTATTATTAAGACCTGATGGAGAAAAATTGTAATGCCGTTTTCAGAACACCCTGAACATCTGGGCGGGGTAGGTTACTTCAACAAGCTACCCGCTAGAACTGTTACACAAGACGGATCAACGTGGACCATTGACAATACAAAAGGACTTTTTGCATTTACGCAGCTAGTTCCAGACATTCCTGTAGAAGCAGCAGTCGATGGTGACGGGCAAGCTATTGAGCGTTGCGACGCTGGCCGTAATCAGCACGGGCCGATTGCGTTTCACACTTGGGACGAAACTGCTCAAGAGTGCAGTTGCGGTGCAGACACTGCGGCTGATCCTTTGACTGGTAATCATTTCATCCTTTTCCACGAAATTACTTTTGTTGGTTCTGTGTTTGGTAGTGCTGCTATTGGCGGTCAGGTTATTTATCTTGAGTCTTCAGATGCTGACGCTGAGGTACTTACGGTTGCTAATCGCCACTCTGCCTCGGCACGTACTATTCAAGAGCTGCTTCGGTTGATGATGGAGTGGGAGATTGCTGGCACCGATTTTGGTTCTACGGAAGCCATGGTTGGTGTTGCTACGGAAATGCTGTCAGGTCTAAACATGCCGGATGATGTTAGAGACTGGATTTGGACGAACGTTCCTCCCAACAAGGTGCAGAAGTATCTAGAAGGGCGTGAGGATGCTCAGGTTGCTGACCCGCCACCTGACATCACCGGAACAATTGTTGAAGATTGGCTTGTGCCTCTCATTACTGAATCGCCACAGATTGGCTTCATGCCAACGGGGAGTGGATCGTGAATATAGAGTTTCCGTTAGGAAAGTGGTCAGGCATCGGGATTTACGACGATGTTGTAGACAAGGCCGCATGTCAGAACATTATTGATCTAGTTGAACGTCATTGGAACCGGCTAGAAGAAATGCAAGTTCTGAACCCCGGTAAAATGGTCGGTGGTGTGGACCAATCTATCAAAAACTCAACCGACATGAACATCTCTGCCGCCATGGGAGACGAACTGTACTCCATGGGTGGAGGCTGGTCCGAGCAAGACATTCACGCCGGACTAGTAAAGTGCGTTAACCACTACGTCAACCAGTACCCTGGGCTAAGCCAGCAGTGCTTCCCCCTGCAAGACATGGGTTACCAGTTCCAAAAGTACGATGTTGGCTACGGCAAGTACGACGAACATATCGACGGTGGACCTTTCGGCAGTTCATTTGACAGAATGCTGGCTGTCATTGTTTACCTTAACGACGTTGACGAAGGTGGAGAAACTACCTTCACCCGTCAGGAGCTTTCCGTTAAGCCCGTAGCAGGCAGAGTGCTTATTTTCCCGTGCCACTGGCTGTACCCGCACCGTGGTGAGATTTCGTTTGATAAAGACAAGTACATTATTACTACGTTTATTATGCAGGAAGACATGAATCATTTGATTCAGCGTCCTGATGAGATGCAAGGTCATTTCCACGATCATTTCAATGAAGAGGACCTTCCTAACTATCACGGTCCTGATCACGACCACGATCACGTTCATGAGTGAAAAAGATTTTAAGTTTCTACAATGGGCAGATCAGGGAGCCAAGCTTTTCTCTACCTGTTCTAAAAGCCAGTACATGGCTATCATTGTTGACTCTGAAGGTTTTGTTCTTGGTGTAGGCTACAACGGTTCTCCTCGTGGCGCTGCTCACTGCAACGAAGGTGCATGTCCTCGTGCTCTTGCAGGAAGCGATCATAAGTCATCTGACTACAGTGACTGCATCGCTGTTCACGCTGAAGCTAATGCGTTGCTCCACAGCGACTTTAACGCCCGTGCCCGCATGGGCGGTGTTGCGATGTATGTTAACGGTGAGCCTTGCCTTGAGTGCGCTAAGCTTATTGCGAACAGCGGCGTCAGGATTGTGTATGGTATTAGAGAAAACCGTCCGGCGCTTTCTAAGGTAGAGGAAGTGTTTGTTGCGTCTAGCATTGATTTGATTCTGTATGATAGGGATGAAGTTATGCCGGTACCGAAGCCTGAGATGAAGTATGCTGATTCTCATTCGTTTACTCGGTGGAAAGAATGGTCTAGGCCGGGTAAAAGTTGACTTGCCTAGTAAGAGGCTAAGTGATAGGATATAAACATGCGAAGAAATGAAGAACCATCAAAAAGAGTAGTACTGGCTGAAGGGTACGCTGTACCTGTAGACGAGAAACAGTTTGAAAACATTATTTCAACATCTGCTAAGCCTGTGCTCGTAGACTTTTGGGCTGACTGGTGCGGCCCTTGCAAAGCGCAAGCACCCGTGCTTGACGAGTTTGCTGCAAAGTATGCAGACGAAATGCAAGTCATCAAAGTTGAGGCTGACCAAGCTCCTCTACTCATGGAGCGCTTTAACATCTCCAGCATTCCCACGCTGATGGTGTTTATTGACGGTAAAGCAGATCACAGTATGGTAGGTGCACGCCCACTAGACTTGCTAGAAAAAGAACTCGGCTCATACATCGACATTGAGACCAAGGAAGCCTAATGCCTGACTTGTGGGATGATATTCCAACAGAAATGCTTGGAGATCGTCCCCCGGTTGAGCACTTGTCTAAACAAGTAAAGCCTCCGGCTGAGGTAACAAAAAAAGAGCGAGGCCAGAATGTGGAAAAGAATCTGCGGAAAGTTTTTGGATCACCCGAAGTCAAATAACATGACGTATGGTGACCATCTGATGTTTGCTGGTGGCCTTGCTGTAGAATTTGTTGTCATTGGTTTCATGTTGCTAATCCATGCCGTGTTTCCGTTCTGGTTTAAGAACGATGCCTCAGAATTTGCTGAATACGCTAACGAGGTATTGAAC